ATAAATAATTATCCGGATAAGATTACTGTTACTGTGGCACTGGAAATTGGTGGGTATCCGTCACTGTTGTTGCCAGATGTGGCGATTAGTCTTGACCGTACTGAAGGTGCCACGCTGGAGTTTTACGAAGCTGAGGCGAAAAAGCAGGCGAAGCAGTTTTTCATGGATGTTGCTGCCGGGTTATGTGAAGGGAACGAACCGTTGCCGGAAAAGCGCCCCATAATTTTAGAGGCGCAGGATGTGTTGATAACCTACAAAGGAAAGCTACCGGGAAGAATTACTGGTTCTCTGAAGATGCCGCCGTCAACACTGCGGTCAGAAAAAGAGGCGTCTTGTCTGCAGTCTGAGTACTCCATTACGGTTAAAAGTGCCGGAGAGGAAGGAAATAAACGTTATTTTATTGCGTCTGCACCTGATAAAGATCAGGAATGGGAGTGTAACCGGCCATCCTTTGTTGTATACGGAGATGGCGGGAAAATAACCATCTCAGAAAATGGGAAATTAACACCGCCATCGCACCAGCATAGTGAGGCGCTCATTGAATTTGCCATTGATTACCTGAAGAACAATAAAAAGCAGGGGCTGATGAAGCGCATTGGTCGTTGCATGGGATATCTGCAGGTAGCAGCTGAGATTGAAATGATGGCCAGTGGTGCTGACAATGATGCAGTTGTGCTGGAGGCTCTTCTGCGTGATTTTGATAATACGCCCTTTAAGAAAGCACCTGTTGACTGGATGCAGCCGGGGATGACTTATCTGAAAGGGCGTATATAAGGTGGCTCGTTATCTGTTGCTGGATAATCGACTGAAGATGCGTTCTTTTTGTGTTTTTGCGTAATGATTGTCCCACTCACAATCAAGGTAGCTTAATTCTTCATTCAACCAGTTATTTATATTGGTCTTAATACGCATAAGCATGGGCTGTGTTAATGCTCTGGCGATAATGCCGAGAGTCACAGGTGTGAGATGTCCATACGGCTCAGCCTGAATGGATTTTACTGCATCGTGTTCTTGTGGGAGGAGTAAGAGGCACTCTGATTTTACCCGCTCATTTATGGCTTGCAGGCATAAATCATAATTATGTTGATCGTTATGCATGGTTAATCCTCTACTGAAATTGTCAGATATATTTCAGCCATCAGGAAAAACGCCAGTGTCCTACCGCTGGCGGGCTGAAGATTTAACATATCCAGGGATTCGGAACCGATAAATCCTGATAAATATCCATGAACACCAAAATCAAATATGGCCTGTCGGCTGCCGTTCTGGCGTTGATTGCCATCGGTGCGCCTGCGCCTGATATTCTCGACCAGTTTCTGGATGAAAAAGAAGGTAACCACACAACGGCATACCGTGATGGTGCGGGTATCTGGACCATCTGCCGCGGTGCCACAATGGTGGATGGTAAACCTGTTATTCCGGGCATGAAACTGTCGAAGGAAAAATGCGACCAGGTTAATGCCATTGAACGGGATAAGGCGCTGGCATGGGTGGAGCGCAATATTAAAGTTCCACTGACCGAACCACAGAAAGCGGGTATAGCGTCATTCTGTCCCTATAACATTGGCCCCGGTAAGTGTTTCCCGTCGACGTTTTATAAGCGGCTGAATGCTGGTGACCGCAGGGGAGCGTGTGAGGCGATTCGCTGGTGGATTAAGGACGGTGGCAGAGACTGCCGTATCCGCTCAAATAACTGTTATGGTCAGGTATCCCGTCGTGACCAGGAGAGCGCGCTGGCGTGCTGGGGAATCGACAGATAAGCAGAATATTTTGCTGAAAAATAAGGTATGGCCACGCGGGCGGATAACACGAAATCCTGCGAACTGGCGAAACGTAAGTGAATAAAAGTAAAAACCCCGTTTGTTGGCACCAAGCGGGGTTTTGTGTTTCTGACCTTGAGTAAGGCAAGGGAGAACATGGCGAAGTATAAACGAATTCTGTTGAGGTTGACTATGAAAAATGGCCTTGAACTGAAAGCGCCTGTAACTGATGACATCAGCAGAGCACTGGCTTTTGCCATTAAGTGGGTGGCGGTCGGTGTTGCTGTGTTCCCGATGCTGTATGGGCTGGCAAAACTGGTCATTGCGTTGAAATCGTGAAGGGAGGATTAAGCATGTCAGACAAACTCATAACGCTGGCGAAGATCCTCTGTGTAATTGTCGGCATTTCATTTTCACTAATGCTGGTTGCTCTTTTTCTTTCCATGGCCTGGATGATGTTGTCTTCGTCGGGGTTGCTGGGGTGAACATAAACCGAATGCTTTCCGCGTTTATCGTTATTCTGCTGGTGGCCTGTGGTGCGCTGTGGATGGCAACAGACCATTACCGTGATAACGCGATTACCTACAAAGCGCAGCGCGATAACAAAGCCAGTGAACTGAAGCTGGCGAACGCAACCATTACTGATATGCAGGTGCGCCAGCGCGATGTTGCTGCGCTCGATGCAAAATACTCGAGGGAATTATCCGATGCGAGAGCTGAAAATGAAACTCTGCGCGCTGATGTTGCCGCTGGTCGTAAGCGCCTGCGGATCAACGCCACCTGTCCAGGCTCCGTGCGTGAAGCCCCCACCACCTCCGGCGTGGATAATGCAACCGGCCCCCAACTGGCAGACACCGTTACACGGGATTATTTCACCCTCAGAGAGCGGCTGATGACGATGCACAAGCAACTGGAAGGGGCACAGGACTATATCCGCACTCAGTGCCTGAAATAAGTTTTGTTGATGCGCCGTATCGTCGCTGTATTCCCTCATTAACAGAGACCGCAGCCCGACAGGGAGACTCCTCTGCGCGAGTGTGCGGGGATAATCAAAAACGATACACACCGGGGTTTACCGCGTTAACGGAGCGCGGCGTTGTCCCCTCATAGTCGCCTGTCCGGTGCGATGGTGGAAGAAGCCGGATGTTTATCACTATTAATTGATGACACAGAAATGGATTCATTGAATTTCAGCACGTTTTTGTATTCGTGTTATTGAACATCTGTTTATTTTACTTTTAACATATTGATAATAAAAAGAGCTGTAAATCTTTAGATGAGTCGATTTTGTCCGGGGAAGTTCAAATGGATTTTATGCTGACGGTTTCTGGTGTGGTTATCCTGTCCATTGCTTATACTGCAGATAAATATGGCTGCCATTTGTTATCACGTATTGGCGCTTATTGTTCGTTGATGCTGATTTTCTCGTCGCTTTTTTTTGAGTAAGTTATATTAATTATAACAAATAATTTTCTGTGTTATTTTTTCAGGCTATCCCGTCAGAGGGGAAGCCTGTACTGCCGGGGAGCGAATGGAAAACTGATGTGTCCGGTAACTGCGTGTTCTGTGAACACCATGTTACTTAATTATGTAATTCATACCCGAACTCTCTGTTGACAGCCTTCTTCTGCAGGCTTCAATAACCCACGCTGAAAAGTTTCCTGAACCTTTCAGATCAAGAGCGATGTTAATTTGTTCAATCATCTGGTTTGGAAATCGGATGTTGCGGGTTGTTGTTCTGCGGGTTCTGTTCTTTGATGACATAACGTTTCCCCATATTCAGTGTTGCTGATTTGTATTATCTGAAGTTGCTTTTACGTTAATTTGACGCAGATCAATTAATACGATACCTGCGTCATAATTGATTATTTCTCGTGGTTTGATGGCGTACACACATGTTGTGATAAACCTTATATAGATGATAATCATTATCATTTCGTGGGTCCTTTCCGGCGATCCGACCGGTTACGGGGCGGCGACCTCGCGGTTTTTCACTATTTATGAAAATTTTTCAGGGAAAATCGTGTCGGTACTTCTCGAATATAACTTTTTGTTTTTTTAATATTACATCCGTAAAGGTCCGACATGAAAGTGTCCGAAAATGCCTTTTTCTGGCGTTTTCATGTCGGGCCTTGTATTTGATAATGGGTTGTTTTCATGAAGGTTAATAAAAAGAGGCTTGCCGAAATTTTCAACGTGGACCCGCGGACGATTGAACGCTGGCAGTCTCAGGGACTCCCTTGCGCCTCCAAAGGTAGTAAGGGCATTGAATCTGTATTTGATACTGCCATGGCAATTCAGTGGTATGCGCAGAGGGAAACTGATATCGAAAACGAAAAGCTCCGCAAAGAACTGGACGATTTGCGTGCGGCAGCGGAGTCAGATTTACAACCCGGCACCATTGACTATGAACGCTACCGGCTCACAAAAGCGCAGGCAGATGCGCAGGAACTGAAAAATGCCCGTGAAGACGGAGTAGTGCTGGAAACTGAACTGTTTACCTTCATTCTGCAACGTGTGGCACAGGAGATTTCGGGGATACTTGTGCGTGTGCCGTTGACATTACAGCGTAAATATCCGGACATTTCACCATCACACCTTGATGTGGTGAAAACTGAAATCGCGAAAGCCTCCAATGTTGCAGCTAAGGCCGGTGAAAACGTGGGCGGGTGGATCGATGATTTCAGACGCGCAGAAGGCAGCTAATGCAGCCGGTGCGATAGCTACAGGGCTTTTATCTCTCATTATTCCTGTTCCACTGACGACAGTTCAGTGGGCCAATAAACATTATTACCTTCCTAAAGAGTCGTCTTATACCCCCGGGCGGTGGGAAACACTGCCGTTTCAGGTTGGCATCATGAACTGTATGGGCAACGATCTGATTCGCACGGTTAACCTGATTAAATCTGCCCGTGTTGGTTATACAAAGATGTTGCTGGGAGTGGAGGCTTATTTTATTGAGCATAAATCACGCAACAGCCTTCTTTTTCAGCCCACGGACTCAGCTGCTGAAGATTTTATGAAATCTCATGTTGAGCCAACGATAAGGGATGTTCCTGCATTGCTGGAGCTGGCTCCATGGTTCGGAAGAAAACACCGCGATAATACGCTCACCCTGAAGCGTTTTTCCTCCGGTGTGGGGTTCTGGTGTCTGGGTGGTGCGGCAGCAAAAAACTACCGTGAAAAATCCGTGGATGTGGTCTGTTATGACGAGCTTTCCTCGTTCGAACCGGATGTTGAAAAAGAGGGTTCGCCAACCCTGCTGGGGGATAAACGTATTGAGGGCTCTGTATGGCCAAAATCCATTCGCGGCTCGACGCCTAAAATCAAAGGCTCCTGCCAGATCGAAAAAGCCGCTAACGAGTCGGCACACTTCATGCGTTTTTATGTGCCCTGTCCGCACTGTGGGGAGGAGCAGTATCTGAAATTTGGCGATGATGCCTCGCCTTTCGGTCTTAAGTGGGAGAAGAATAAACCAGAAAGTGTTTTCTACCTTTGTGAGCATCATGGCTGTGTGATCCATCAGTCTGAGCTTGACCAGAGTAACGGGCGGTGGATCTGTAGAAAACGACGGGCATGTGGACCCGTGACGGCCTGATTGTTTTCAGCGCCCGGGGTGATGAAATTCCGCCGCCGCGTTCCATCACTTTCCATATCTGGACGG